TTTCTTGTTCCTTTAGTTTTGCGCGAATTTCAGCTAATGATGCCATGATTATCTCCTATTGTTAGCCTATTTGTTTTGCCTATATTGTTTTACACCCTGTAAAACAAAAAACGCATACATGTTATTGTATACGTTTTTATTTAGCTTTGCAAGAGAAATCTTGCTTAAAACTGAGTTATTTCACCATTTATCTATGATGCACTAAATTAATAATTCTATTCAATTCATCATTGGCAAACGTTGTTGATTCTTGGGTTGGTTTGCCGGTAAGTTTATTCCAAACACCTTTGACGGCGTTTAAATTCTTTTGACGATTAGCATCATCTGCACTAACCTGTTGTTGTGCCGCAGCATCTCCTGGATATGTTTTACCTCTGTTGCCAGGCTGGTTTGACCAGGCAATTTCAAGATCAGACCTTGATTTAAGTGTGCTACCATCACCTGTTTTCCATTGTTGACCTGATACAGGACTTGTAACTGCGGGTTGTACTGTAGATAATGGAGCCGGTTGAGCTGCTTGTCCAGCGGGTGCCGCTGCTGCCGTAGTTTGATTGCCGCCTTGGCCTGCATATGATGGGCCAGCTCCGCTTCCATTACCGCCACTGTTTTTAAAACCAGCCATTGGATTAACCGCTGCTGTCGGATCTGCTGCTGGTGCTGGTGCGGCTGTAGTTTGATTGCCGCCTTGGCCTGCATATGATGGGCCAGCTCCGCTTCCATTACCGCCACTGTTTTTAAAACCAGCCATTGGATTAGCAGGTTGTGTTGGATCTGCTGCTGGTGCTGCTGGTTTACCACCCATTATGCCGGCCTTGGCTAATTCATTCGAGCCGCCTGCTGTTTGAGCCTGACTACCCACTGCTGGACCATCCGCCATAGTTGATTGTTCCGGTGCATTTGGATCTGCTGCTGGTTCTTTGCCTTGTGCTTTTGCTAAATCTGCGGCATTCATTGGAGTACCGCCACCGCTGATTGGTGCAACTGGTGCTGCTGGAGCTGCCGGAGCTGCCGGCGTTGGTTGAGCTGCTGAGCCTGCTGGTTTTTTCTGATTTCTAGCAGCACTGGCTTGTGCAAGGGCAATTGCTCCGGCACCGCCATCGATGTTTGTTAACAGGCGTGGATCTCTTGGCATAGTAGGTCTTTGGCCAGGTGTGCCATCTGGTTTATTACCTTTAGCTGGGGTTGCCCCTACGGCCTGTGCTGCTGGACTAATACCAAATTGTGCCTGAGCAGCCTGCGTAGCTGGTCCCATAATACCGTCGGCTTTAATCTTTGCACCCTTGGCAATCAATTGTTGTTGTAGTTGCATTACAGCCGGATCTGGTGCTTCTAACATCAATGATTCGTATGTAACACTTTCAAATGCCATATTATCTGGTCTCAGGCCGGCTAATTTTCTCATACGGTGTGTTTCACTAATCTGTGATAGTGTTTCAATAACACGATGTGCAATCGGTGCGGCACTCTCACCAAATTTCTTTTCTGTGGCAATTAATACACCTGTCTCACCTTTAGGAAATGTTCCATGCTCTCTGTCATAGAATGATTTGATAAACTCCACAATCTCTTTTGGATGTGGTGTTAGCTCAATGCCGGCACGTTCTGCAAGTTCACTTAATGACATTTTTTGTCCTCCGACTTCGATAATGTCTTCACTTTTCATTCCTGCTTTACGTGCCTTTTCAATGGCTGCGGCAAGTCCCTGCTTGGCTGAATGTTGGGCACGTTTTTTAACAACGTTACCAAATTGATCTTTTTTATCTTTTATTGGACGGCCGCCGTCAAATGGTGCGTCATCACTACTTTCTGCTGCTACTGGTTGTTCTAATGGCATTGCTGCTCCTTGTTCTGGTGCAGCTGGTGCTGCGGGTGGTGTTTCTGCCGCTACTGGCTCTGCCGCTACTGGCTCTGCCGCTACTGGTGCTGGTGCAACTGGTGTTGCTCCTGCTTCAGGGAATGTTACTTGATCAACTAGTTCGGGGTGTTCTGTTTCTAGATAACCTTTAATAACCGGAGCTAATTCTGTTTCTCCTGGAAGACTCTTAAGCACACTAATGAATTTAGCATCTTTAATAATGTCTTTTAAACTCATAGTAGCATTAGTACCGTCGGTTCCTGCTGTAGGATTTGTTGATAAGAATTGATTTAATTTTTCTAATGCTGCTGATTTTACTTCATCATCACTGCTAGTAATACCTTCATCTTCGGAAATAATATCTTCTAATGCGTATTCAAAGTCTGAAAATTCTTTAATATCTTTGTTGTGGTCGTGATCATCACATTCACAATCGTCGACTGGTTTACGACAGTCATCACATTTTTCTTCTGATTCTTCACCTAGTAAATCATCAGGTGTTAATTCTGTAACGTTAGAATTTTCACCAACTAATTTATAAATGTAGGGGAAAACATCTTTCAATGCTTCGTTAAAATTACGAATAGTTAATTTGTCAACCCAATCATTAACTAAATCTTCTGGAATTTGTTGTGCTTCAGATTGAGCAAATGATTCTACAAATGAATTATAATGTGTGGCGCTTTGTAATTGATGAATTTCTTTTTTAACTTGTTCAATACGTTCGATAACTTTACCAGTAACTGAACTCATTGCTTCTGAAATTTGATCTTGGCGGCCAACATAACCTTTAAAGAATCGTAATTTTGATAATTCTTCTGAAAGGCCAATAACATGTTCGCCGATAGCATCATACGGATTACCGCCATGAGCAACGTGTTGTGCCAGTGCTCTAGCACCATTTAGATGTTTAAAAGGATATAAGAATCTCTCACCGCTAGCATTTTCAATAAAAATACTTTCGATGTGTAGTGTTCTTCCAGCTGGATTATCATAGTTTACATTCTGTGAATGTTTGACAATAATTTTTGCTTCGCCTATATCTTGGAAACTAGTTCTATTAGTTCCTCGCATTTTACTTTCTGTCATTTGCCCGTCTCCGCCAGTTTTGGATAAAAAATTATAATCTCGTTTATCTAAATTAGATTTAACAAGATTTCTAGTACTAAAATTTAACAGTCTTCTTCTTGCAAATTCTCTTAATGATTTTAAGAATCCGTACCATTCATTAACAATATTTTGTGATTGACCTTCTGCTATGTCATTACTGTACATAACTGTCAATCCCTTCTCTTCTGACAACTTAATAGAAACTGATCCTAAACTCACACCTTCTTTAACGTAGTCAAAATCAAAAAATCTTGCGTTTTTAAGCTGATCTTCGTTGTCAATAACTTTACCTTGTTCATCTCCTAAGTCAATCTTAGGAAATCTTGTACGTATTTTTCCAAACAGTTCTTCGGCGATATTATTTAGATTTGCATTCATAGTACTATTTATCACATGCCCGAAGAAACAAATATTGGCATTGGCGGCTCAAAGTCTTCATCGCCAAACTCTCCTCTGCTGCTTAATGTTTCAAATACTCTAGGATCCCAATCTGCTAATACCTGACTCATCCGTATTGCCAGCAACAACGCCGATACTAAATCGTCGTATTCTCCAGATTTTGCTTTAAAACTTACGCCTTGTGCTATAAATGCTTTAAGTTCAACTATCAACGGTTTGCTGTTTATTTTAAGTGTATTAGATTCAATTAAATGCTTTAATCTAGCACATACAGCAATTTTACTACCGTGAGTAGTATTAAAACCTTTTCTAAACTTACGTATATGACCTTTACGCATTGGTTCTGATACAAACAGTCCCGGAAACTGATCTTCGCCTATGTCTTTAATTACGACTAGTCCAGCTTCTCCTATATTATTGTTTTCTATTGACCAATATATATCCCCGGCACTATCCGAACCTACATTGTCTTCAATCCATTTTAAAATATCTCGAAGTATTCGTACTTGTCCTTGTATAGGAGTTTCGTTATGATGCCACTCGGCAACTTGTTCAAAGCTAGGCAATTCTATTACCTCGATAGCAGAATAATTTCCGCCGGTGCCCAGACTAGGGTCAAGACTAACAACATATATGTTGCCTGCTTTTGGCTTTTTATATATTCTAGTTTGCCCCATTCGACTAACAGGTTCTTTTCCTTCTAGTTCGCTAAGTTTAATACTGTTGATCAAAGTTTCGTCATAGATTAAGAATTCACAACCGTACTCACGACGGAAACGTTCTTCTCCAATACGTCCTTTTTCAATTGCTGCCCACGCATCATCTCTATCAGGATGTTCATTCCAGTGGGCTGTATAAGAAAAGAATCCGTTAATACCTAACGCAGTTTCGTTACCAAATTCGTCAAATTTCTTATTGGCTTCTTTCCAGATAGTTGCAAATTCATCTTCGTCACTGTTGGGTGTTGATGTAATAATTGCTCGACCACCAGTGGCCAATGTGGGGGAGATAGAAGTCCAAAACTCTGTAGCAATGTTAGGTTGCACAAAGGCAAACTCGTCACAATATAGTAAAGATATACTCATACCACGCCCTGTGTTACCCGTGGTTGTTGCGCTTACTATACGACTTCCGTTGTCAAATTCTATACTACCTTTATTGTAGTTTGTTGCACCTGCACGGATATGATCAGGACAATCTTCATAGGCATATCGAATACGCTGCATAATTTCTTGGGCGCCTGTATACTTGTGTGCGGCCACTAGGATCGTTTGATCTGGATGAAACATTGCAAACCATAGTAAATATCCAGCGGCACAGGTTGTCTTACCACTTTGTCGAGGCAGCATGTTAATGTTAAATCTATTATCGTGATAGCTGTGTAGCAGTCGTTCTTGATAACCATACGGTTCAAATAATAATTTTCCTTTTACAGGGTGTTGTATATAAAAGAAATGTTTAACAAAATAATCGTAACCCGTAACAGGATCTGCACAGGCGAGCATTTCTTGAACCTGTTGTTCAGTGAATCGTTCTTGCTTGTGCGCCTTTTTAATTAAGACGCCGTCGAGGCTTTTTCCCATATGCTTATTTACTAAAAAAAATGGGCTCCGAAGAGCCCATTTGAGCGACTTAAAGTCAGTTTATCTACTTTTAACTTCTTGATATAGATTTTGTAATTGTCGTTTAATACCTTCTGAAGTAGCGGTATAAGGGTTACCACCTCCATTAACTTTTGGACGCTCGTTATCGCCACGACCAGCATTTGATCCAATATTTGTAATATCGTCAATAGTTGAGTACATTTCATCAGGTTGATTAGCGTATTCTTCTTCCATGTCGTTGCCAAAAATAAGTCCGTCCTCTTCGTGATCATGTGATGGTTCATCGTGCGGATGAGACATACTCTTAATATCTAATTCTAAATCGCCGGATGAATTAGTACCCATAGCTGGCTCGTCGGCAGGTGCACCTTCAATATCTCTTAGAATACTAAGTAGATCACGGATACCACCTGGCCCTTGGCCATTCATATTAACACTCATCGAAACTGTGTCCGGTTGTTGGTCACGCATACCCATCATCCCGCCTGGCCCCATTGGTCCACATTCTTCAACAGGTCGGTCTGGTCTTGGCGCAGTTGGCATCGGTACTGGAGGCAGGCGTTTTGACGTGCTCGGAGGTTCATAACCCATCGGCACTGATTTCTGGCGATTATATGGATTGTCTGGAGGAACTGGCATCGGTACTGGAGGCAGGCGCTTGTTTGATTTGTTGTCCGTTGACTCTTCCCAATCTACATCTTGAGTTGGTGCTGCTGCTGGTGCGGTGGATGTTCTTGTTGTAGCAGTACCGCCTGTAGTTGTTGCTGTGGCTTGTGGCAGTGTTGGCGGCACTGGCATAGTTGGTGCTGTTGGTGCAGCCGGTTGGCCTGCAGGAACACCTTGCTGCGTCCATGTACCTTGTGAAGAGACAGGTTGCTTGGCCTTCATCTGTGCCATTCTTGCCTGTTGATTTTTCATCATTGTAGCAGGATCTAAATTAGGCATCTTAGCTTGCATTGCGCCCATTTGTTGTTGCATCATGGCATTGGGATCCATCATTGCCGGACCGGCTTCTTCGATAGATCTAATTTTTTGATATAATTCTGTAAAATTCATTTTGTTTTTCCTTTTTGTGGATCAATGTTTTTAATGCCGCCTAATGGGCCTTTACGACCTTCTTTAGGAGTTTCAAATTCTACAGTAGTTGATTCAACTTTTTCTGTTGATGCTGTTTTTGTTATACTCGCTTTACGATCTGCATTAATTTTATTAAGTTCTTTTAAGAAACTAGTAACGTGATCTTGTCCAACTAGTTTTTGACCATCAGCATTTTTTTCGTAATCTTTTTCCAATAACGATTCACCGTTCCCTGGTGCAAGCATGTGGGCATGATTCATTTCCGCTTCCGCTTCCTCTATTGGGTTGCGAACTTTAATTAATGCCTGGGGGATATTTAATTTTTCAGATAACTCATTTTTTAGAACAAAACTAGTTGTTGGATAGTTAAATTCGAGTTCAAATGTGTTAACTTCTATGTTCTTAAGTTCTGGAAAATCTATATGAGTTTCTTGGATAGGTGTTCTTTTGGCTGCACTTACTTTTCCGCAGTCGTATTTTGCCAATGCTTCTTTGACACGAGATGCAAGATTTTTTTCTATCGCGCCGGCAACTTTAACTCTAAACGAGTAAGTTTTTTTGCTTTCTGCTAGGTATTCTTTAAATGAGGTCATAATAGATTCCGTATACATTATTTATTCATATTTTTTAGTTTTTCCAGTAGACTATTGCGATCTGTAACAATATAACCGTCGCCTGGAATAGTAAGGCCGCCTTCGCCGCCTTGAGCATCTTGATCTAACTTTTGTTTTTTAAGTTGAAGCTCGATCATTTTAAGTTTTTTATCAATCTTTGCAGCCTTTGCGTCAATGGCATTTTTAAGCATGCCGCCTGCTACTTCAAAGATACGGCCGCTGTAACGTGCTTCTACATTCATGCCTAAATCCATTAGGTCGTCGTAGGCATCTGTAGCACGTTGTGCCAATGAATCAAACTCTGCATCGCTGGCATCGCCTAGACCTTTGACCTGAGGTAGTGATTGTGAAATTTTATCAAATTCTTCAATGTCTCTAAGGAATGGCTGCGCTTGAGGAAGATCATCTTTTCGCTTTTCCTCAGCTTTAATAAGTTTTTTATTTTCTGGAAGATTTAAAATCTCCTCAAGTTTTTTAGTCATACTTTACTTATCTTGAGCCGTTGTGAAACAGGTCATTTTCAGTGATAATTCTAAATTTTATGCCTTGTTGTCGGCACCATGCATTGGCAGCGGCCCATTTAGCTTGGTTTTGGATATACTGTGCTTGTCGTACTTTACTCTTACCTACATCTTCTAAAAATGCTTGATTTTGCGGTTTAATTTCAATTAGTTCTACATTTGTTCGACTTTTAGCATCGACGTATTGTATAAAAAAATCAGGAACATATATAGAATTTTTGTTAGTCAGAGGATTTCTATAGGGAATTCTTATTGCCTCACATGCCCATTGATGTATGGCTGCATTTGTATCACAGAACCGCATAAACTGCCATTCCCAACTACTTCTATATGTGGGAGTTTTTAATCCTATATACTTTTGTGGATTCTTAGGAACAAATTTACCCTGAGCAAAACGACTCATACTAGAATATTACGGCTTTCAAATGTATCTTCGATGGGGGCAATTTTATAACCCATGACACTAGTTTTTTCTCGATAATTGTTAAGAACTTCTGCAACTACTTGGCTTAGTTGTAGATCAGTTAGACCTTTAAGCGTATCTATTAATTTAAAAACATTAACATTATCATTTCTAGCTTGATTTAATAGTATGATAGCAACACTACGGCTAGCATCTGTATCAAATCCTCTTTTTAAAAAGAACGTCACAATAGCGTCAATTTCAGCGGCTGGGAAACTTACTTCATGCAGGAAAAATTTATCAAAGAAACTTTTGACTTCCGTTGAACTGTCTTTATTAGTTGATTGGGGTAAATTGTTTATCATAATTAAAATCTAGGTACAGCTTTAGTATTTGTAGAATTAACCTGTGTTTGTGGGAACGCAACGCCATTGATTCCGCTTACTCCTTGAGTAGCTACAGAATTAAGAGTTTTAGTAATTATATTCTTGCCTTCCTGTTTAATTCCAGCATTGGTTAATCTCTTAGAATTTTCATAAGTGTTAACGGTTTTAATTGCAGTTGAGATAAAATTAGCAGGATTTTCAAATGCGCCGCCACTAAAAATATCACCGAGCACTTCTGATGCTCCGGCAATAACTCCGCCGTCTCCAAACAAACTTGCCGTGCCCCCACCTGCTACGCTCAGCGGGCTTGGACTTAGATCATAATGTTCTAGAGCAAATCCTTCAGGATTACCTCGTTGAACTCGACCTGATCCATAATACACTGCTTCGTAGCCTAACGACATACTGTTTTCGTGGGGGGAACCATTTGCATAATCTAATTGTTCGTGGTTCCATGCAGTAATGATAGGATTAACTAGAGTATAGCTAACAAATTGATGTCTAGCCATTTGATATATTGTTACTTTTCTAAAGAACGGAATAGAACTATCATTGTCAAACCCGTAGCGTCCTCTAATAAATTCTTGTCCACGCATACTAGTTCTATTATAAGATCCAGGGATTGATTTTGCTGTTCTTGAATCTGCATAGTAGTAACCATAGTAGTTTTGCCACAATTGATTTACTAACCCCATATTATCGTCATGGAATTTAAAAGAAACTGGCTGATAATCTATTTGTGTTTGTACAATCTTTTTTCTGTTGTATTGATTTACCGTTTCTGTTTTTATAGTAAAATTTGGTAGAGCAACACTCTTCACCATGAGGTTGATTTCATTACGGTGTCGTTGATCTAGTGAAGTGTTTTTAAGAGCATCAGTGTTAATGCTAAAACTAACATGAAATAAGAATTTTTGTTTAGGTGTTAATCTAAAAGTATCATCTGTAAAGGTACGGGCAGCATGTTGAAAGTCGCCCAGTTGCCCTTTAGGATGTGTAGCACCATAAAGTGTGTTGTTTAGAAAGCCTTCGAATAAGTTTGCCATGTAATTATTTATCGAACCAAATTAACTACGTAGTTAATAACAACCCATAAAAAAGGACTGTTGCCAGTCCTTTTATTATTAAATGCCGCCGCCTGTGGCCAGCGTATTTATTGTCCGTCCCACTACTGAACCGATACCTGTTCCTTGCGGAGTTTGTATACAGTTATCCATTTGAATTGATAGATCAATCTGTGCAGGAGTCTGCTCACTATAGGCAATACTTTGATAGTTTGCTGAAACTACGAAGCAACCATAACATTCCCATGTTTCTAAGACAGTGACTGCATTGGCGCCGTTGCCGCCGTCTAGCATTTCAATACGCATGGTAAACTTATAGTCAGCACCGCTGGCTGCACTACTTTGTTCAAAGAAGTCAAATTGTTTCTGCATTTGTTCGCCGACTAACTTACTGACTGCACCAGTGACATCATCACGAAGATTAACAGCAATTGGTGCCCATGTGTGTTTACCAGCATAGTTAACTGTTGAATTGTAAATTTCAATTTTTTGCGGTGCGAACGATACATTAGGACGAGCTGCTGAAATAACTTGCTTAGTTAATTCAGTTGTTGGAGTTGATACACCAAAATTTTCAAACATCACTCTGAAGCGATATTTTAATTTTGGCATTAACATACCCTGTGCGCTAGCTG